CCGTTGTAACTGTGGAGCATCATATTTGGAGCAATAACAACCGCAATATGCCAAGGCCGACCACGGACAATCACTACATCACCCTCTACAGGGGTATCAACTTGCACAGCCATTTCAGATAACTTACGCTGTATTCGGGCCGTCCTGTCCTTACTCTGGGCTTCCTCTAACCCTTCATCCTGCTTACCTAGGTCAATCCCGTAGACACCTCGAAAAACCTGCTCTACAAGCCTGAAACAGCCGTGTGGGGCTTCGTACTCTATACCGATGTAAGGGCGATACTTATCCAGAGACATTGCTTGGAGCAAACTGCTTATGGGGGAATGCGTTGTTAAGCGCACCCTTTAAGAATGAAGCCCGAACACTGACCTGTGTTGCTGAGTCTGTTGACATGGAGTCAAACTCAAAATTAACAGGCCCAAACTCTACTTGATCGGGTGTGTCCGCAAGCACAACTTCATATTTAATCTGCGCTCGCTCCCGCTTACCTGCAAGTTGACGAAGTGCTAGAATAATCTGCTGATCTACAGCGTCGGCTGTGATGTCGATTGCCGGAGGGCGGTCTTGTGTCTGTGTGGCAGCAGATACCTGGAAAGGAAATCGTTTGTAGCTGCCTACGGATCGAGTTAAGTCTTGGCTATCATTAACAACTCGGATTGTCGTGATGTCCGAGTGAGTAATAGTTAAGCACTCAAGAAAGACTTTCTCAGTAGCCGAGGCTAGGACAGCCTGTAGTGCGCCTTGACTTAGTGCCATTACGGGATAATCTCTAGGTTTAGTTGGACTTGGTAAATATCGCCCGATACTTGAGAATCAAGACGTTCCATACTAGATTTGACCATTACATCAACTGTCATTTCCCCGTTCGGGCCTCGGCGTTTATTCTGCTGTTCGGACTGGAGTTTTTCGCCACTCTGGTTAATAATATTGACGGTGACATCACCGCCTCCACCACCCATCTGGCTGTTTGGCACAATCTGCCCATCTTGCCGAGGGACAAACATCTCTGGGCCGCGCTCTCCTACAACGTGAGCCTGCCCACCGCTGACATTACCGCCGTTGGCGAAGAACCCGCCGAAGAAATCACCGATGCCGGAGAATAAGCCGCCTCCACCTCCGCCTCTTACAGAGGGTGGCGGGGCTGCTGATCCCCCTTGAGCAATCGTCTGACTTGCAGTTGGCTTGAAAAGACTGCTTGCTGCGCCTGTGATCTCTCGGGCAAAAGGATCGGCAACTTGTTCTTGAATTAGTGTTCTGGCAATCTGATTTGCCAAAGATTTGAACACATCACTAGCCGATTCAGCCTGCATGATAATATCTGTCAAACCGTCACTAACATCATCTGTCATAGTCCTTGCAATATCAGACAAGGACTCCCTGACATCTTGCATTGCGTCATCAAACAGTGATGTCTGGCTTGTAGCCGCTTTGGTTTTCGATTGAACATCATCTAGAAGCAAGTTTACATGCTCTAGTTCTTCTGGGCCTTCTATAAGAGTGATGCCACCACCTTGTGCATCAGTATCCGGCAAGTTAGGTGTTCCTGCCTCAAACTGGCGCGCTGCCTCTCTTAAGACATCACCAACATCTTCACCCACATCGCCGGTGCTTTTTAAGGCTTTTTGATACTGATTCTCAATTTCAATGCTATCCATCCTTTGCGCGTTTAGAGCGTCAAGTTTAGACTGTACTCTCTGCAAATCAGCTTCTGCTGTCTGCCGCACAGGATGTGCTTCGGGCATCCCTTCAATAGTATTTTTAAGTTGCTGTGCTCTTTCCTCTAGCCTGACAATAGCGCCGCCTGTCGTCTCGTTGAACCGATCAATAAAGGCGTTCACTGTCTGTACTGCGCCTGTCAGAAGGGTGGCAATTACTGCACCTTTTTTCCCAAATAACACACGGCCAATCAGCCCAGCCCCTAAAGGGCCACCAACTTCGTCACCAAAGTCTGCAATAGTTGCCATCCCGCGAAGGGTGGTAGCCACTAGCGAACGAATCTGCTCTTCGTTTCGGGCAGCGGATTCTAGAAATACATTTTGAAGACCAGTCTCTAGCTCAGTACCTAATTCTGTTAAATCGCTTTTAATTCTGGCACTAGACTCAATAACTTCTTCGGACGCAACCTGTGCTTGGTTGCCAAGACGATCCAACCCTTGTTCGCCTTGCTGCAGCAAAGGCAGTAGGCGACGCCCTACATCATCACCGAGGATTCTTACAACGCCTGCCGCACGACGGGTTGGGTCTTCAACGTTTGCAACTTCTCTAGCAAACAAACGAAAAAGCTCGTCAGGGTTCTTGCCGCGGAGTTCGTCAACCTCAATGCCGATTAACTCAAAATCATCAACAAATGATTGCGTTCCGGCTTTGGCATCTTCTGCCCGATCAGCAAGCGTATTCAAAGCATCAGATATGTCAGCAGAGTCAGCGCCAAACTGACGAAAAGCGAAAGAAAGGCGCTGGAACTCTTCAGCGGAAACGCCCAATGCTTGAGATTGACGTTCAATGTTTTGCGCGGAAGCGAGAGCGGCTTGTGTGAATTGCTGAAGTTCACGAATGCTTAGAGCAGCCGCAAATCCAGCAAGCGCCCTCTTAGCGAGGTCTAAGCCGCGATTCATACCCTGTACAGTGCGCGTACTTTTATCGACGTCACGGCCAAACCTTTTTACCGAGTCTCCCGTGGTCTTGGCTTGACGGCCCATCCCGCCAAGGTCTTTTTGCGCGGTTTTGACCTGGCGGCTGTCAACTTTGAACCCAATCGAGTAAATATCCACCTAGTCTTCCTTCTTATATCTGCTGTGCATTCTAAGTGCGTTCAACACTCTGTCTGACACAGATTTTTGATCGACTTCTGTTGTTGTGTAGGGTGGTGGTGCATCTCTATCAGATGACTTGCTGTACTGTGAACAATACTCTTTTGAGAGCATCCTTAAAAACCTAGACTCTTCCCAAGTAACAACAGTCCCAGTCATGTTTGACCAGGCTTCTATTTCTCTATAAGGCAGAGGGCAAGGGCCGTAGCCCGTAGTTTCAAAGATACCTAGTTCAAAAAGCCACTCAAGTATATGACTGTCTGTCTCTATTTCTGGCAATTTGACTAGATCACTGCCCCTTTCTTCTAGTATTTGCCAGCGGCTCTGTGGCTTTTCTCCGCTCTTTCTTTCTGGAGCAGCCTGCAGCCAAGCTAAATGACGAACATATAACTTGAGGGCTTCTATGCTTTTGGGGCGTAATTCTCCAGCTTAGATACAAATGCGATAACTTGCTGACCAATCCAGTCCTGTTCTAGGTACAGATCAACAGCATTTTTATAGTTAAAAGCCAGTTTCTCACCTTCAACTTCAATGTTATCTGACCAACCTACCGTCAGCTTCGCCAGAAACTCTGCGCCCAACTCTTTGCTTTGTTGGTCGGTCAAGTCTTTCTTATTAGATCGGCGTTCACGCTCTGCTAAAGCATTTCGGGCTGCTGTTGACTGAATACCATAAAGGTAAATATCGACTGTATCACCGTTTTCGTCTACTAACAGTTCATCCGTGAAAGGATCGCGAAGGTGAAGAGTCTGCGCCTTATCTGATGCGACTGTTGTATTGTACTTGGTAATATCCATAGAGTGCTGTCCCCGCTGTCTAAATTAGTCGCTGTCTGGTGCTTAATAAAGCGGGGGCTAACGCTGACAGCGAAACGCCAGCCCCCTACCGGCTAGGCCGGATTAGTTACGCTGGTGCCACTTCAACAATGTCGTTAGTGATTCCAATCGTTACACTTGCCGAGGTGATCTGATCCACGCCACCGACGTTAGTAGTGTAGCTCATAACCTGCGCGGCAAAGTAAAGATGTGTACCGTCTTGTAGCTCAACGTCAAAGTGATAACTATCATCACTATCCAGCGCAGTCTGTAGAAGAGTCTGACCTGAATCGCTCGGAACACGGGCTACGCTCATTGTGATGTTGCCATCGTTGTAGCTGCCCTTGCGCTTAACCGTACGGCGATCCCCCAGCGGGTTGAAAGTCACTTCGCTGTACTCACGACCAAACTCTCCAAGGTCACTCACCTCACCGATTTCAGTGAATGTAAGTGCTTCAAAGCCAGTTGCATCGTAAGTGCTTGGCTCGCCGTCTGTCAGGCTAATCTTTGTGCCTGCGCTAGTAAATGCTGCTGATGATGCCATGTTAATGCTCCTATCTAGTGTTACTTCTAATGGCTCGTCTTAGTTCGCTCAGGGCTTCTCTCAGAGTTACCCTTACCATCCCTCTGGGTGCTTGCTTTGACCAGTTATCGTACTCAAGTCGACGGATGTACGGCAGGTTGTTGGTCAAGTAGTAGACATTGCCTACAATTTCTTTTTGAATGCCTGTGATCCGTGATGCTGACTCGTTAGTGCTTGTTGAT